CCAGAAGCACCTACACCTATATTATTAGTGCTATAAAGAATATCCCCGCTCGGTGAATAAACCGTTAGTTTTTTATTCTTCTTATCCACAATAGCATAATTAGATTTATGATCGACGCTCTTGATTATATCCTCATCGCTCATTTTATTGATCTCAGCCTCCCTGGATATTATATCCATCAAATCATGATCCTCTTTCTCTATTGACAGCGATGGGTCTGAAACCTTTATCTTATCACCTATCTGTATCTTGTTGATATCAGGGATATCCCTATTCCACGATATAATATCGTCTAAAGATAATCCCAATCTTTTGGCTATACCCCAAAGAGTATCGCCTTTAGATACGGTATACATCTCTCCTCCATCAGCTTTCCGTTCAATCTTCTCTCCCCATAACCCATATTTCTCCCTAGGCCATATGCCGTCTATGGCATCCACATAACCAACGGGATGTTCCCCTTCCAGACGCCGGTTTCGCCGCTCGTCCGCCGGGTACAGGGCGTTGGCCAACGGCTGCGTGATATGACCCAACCCCTTATCCTTGGAACTCGACATAGCATCCACCACAGTCCGATATACAGGTCTTAATTTCTCAGGTAGATATAATCCCGCCTCATCAACCAATTCACCGATCTTCTTATTTATACCCCTGAGGCTGAAATTATAATTACCCATACCGTTATTCAACGGGGACAATGTACCTCTTATCCCATTCATGCCTTTAACTGCGGCTCCTCCGCTAAGGATATCAAACTCCGGGGACACGTTTCTCAAAGGACTATCATCCATACCTCTGAAATACATAGGACGCTCACCTCTTACGACACGATCAAGATCCTCCTTATATAAATCCTTTATCCACAATGGGATTTCCTCCGGTTTATTCTTCTTAGACATATATTACGTTTTTCACAAAGATAACCATAATATCATAAGCCTAAAAACACGAAACGGGTACATAATAAATCATGTACCCGTTTATACGCTAATGCATGTGATAAGCAGCCAAGGCTCCTTTAGCTTTCTCCTTAGACTTGTACTTAGCCGGCCATAATTTACCGGTCTTGTTACTGACCACTCGCCAATCACTCCCTACTTTCTTGATACATCCTGATTTAGGGCATTTGCCCTTCTTTTTACTGCTAGTTTTCCCTGCTGCCATAACATCAAATATTTAAAGGTATATAATCACCTCAATAAACTTTCTCATCGTTGCTAAACCAACGTACTACCATCTTGAACCGGCTCTCAATGTCATTCACGAACCTAGCCAAGAACCAATCGCCACGAAGACGATCCCGCCACCTCCGATGATAATCGACAGCCCTGGGGTCGATCTTACGGTCAATGTCATTCACATCCTTAACCCATATCGGAAGATTGTTCGTATCGTCTTTGACCTCGTTAAAATAGTCATTTATATTTATCTTCTGATCAACCTCCGTTACCAGTATCTCACGGCTATCGTCATTGGTTACAGGATACCTTAACCGCTGGCTCATATCGTTCTTGTCGGCGATAACCATCCGAAGCTCACCGCTGTTGTTGGTATCATTATAAAACCATGCCTTATTAAATCCAGTAGTCCTAAGAATTTGGTAATTAACCTCATCCTGATATCTTCTGGCATCCATCCGATATTGGTAGTTGGTGAGGATCTTATTCACGTACTGCTCACGTACCGGAACCTCTATAACAAACGGATATAGCTTACCATAAAATACT